CCCATACGTGAGAATCTAGCGACTTTAGGCACAAGGCTAGAGACACTACTAGGACAACAAGAAAAGCTCTTAGAATTGAATACAGACGTTTCTAAGCTATCTAATGATATTGAAGCTATGAAAGCTACGGTAACTAAAGCAGAAATTATTATTAATGACATTGGCGATACAGAAGTAAAGTTCAAAACAATAAACAAAGAGATAGAAGACTTATGGCAGGGTATGGACTACTTGTCTAATCCGCTAAAGTGAGGCATATATGTTACAGCAATTAATTGGACCAGTTACAGGTTTACTTGACAAATTTATAGAGGATAAAGACAAGAAGAATGCTATCGCGTTTGAACTTTCGACAATGGCTGAAAAACACGCGCAGGAACTTGCGAAAGCGCAAATTGAAGTTAATAAGACAGAAGCGGCACACAAGAGCTTATTTGTGTCAGGTTGGAGACCTGCTGTTGGTTGGACTTGTTGTCTTGGACTTGCGAGTAACTTCCTTCTTATCCCGATGGCAAATTTTGCGCTTGCTCTTGCCGATTCTACCATTGAAGTCCCTGTTCTAGATTTGTCAACTATGATGCCAGTACTGATGGGCATGCTTGGTCTAGGTGCTATGAGAACTGCTGAGAAAGTCAAAGGCGTAGAGAGGAATAAATAATGGCTATGTTCGGTAATCTTTCAACTATGGGTCAGGTGTCGGGAAGAGACTTTGCGGCAAAGTTATCTGGTATGAGCAATGAGGAAGTAAAAGCCAAGTTAGAAGAAAAAAGAAAAGAAGAAGAAGAAGAAAAAAGAAGACAACAAGAATATATACGCGAGCAAAAAGCAAAAGAAGCTGAAGCTGAAAGACTAAGATTAGCTTCTATTGCGGAAAAGGGTAGACAACAAGCACCTACCTATAGAGACTCATACGAAGTAGGCGAGCTTACGTCTTTTGAAGAAGCTAAACAAGCCGCTGATGAAACTTATTTACAGTATTGGTACGATAAAGCCAACGAGATTAGTAGTAAGTGGACGGACAAAGATTACCAATTAATAGCTGAACCTACAATGGAAAGCTATCGTGATAAGTATGGACGAACTCAGGAAAGAAGAGTTTTACCTGAAGGTTATGACGAATACATTGCGGCTCAAGAAAGAATCAACGCAGGTCCTTTAGATTTTTCCAGTGAAGAAACACACAAGATGCTTATTAAGCCTCCTACAGCTAAAGGAGGTCAGTTGTACGGTAAGCGTCAAGAATGGATAGACGAAAGCAATCCTTTACGTCAAGCCGTAGAAGCACAAGCGGATGTAATGAAGGACTTTTTGGATGACGCGGGTGTACCAATAGTTCAGAAGTACGAAGATTTAGAAGGTTTTGATAGACCTGATTCCTTCCGTGGTGAAGGTATTTATTTAAACACAGGTACTGGAGCGCACATTGATTGGGACGCAGGTCTCAAAAGAATGCAACAGTATCAGTCTTCTCCTGATGCAGAACTAGGTACATACAGTACTGTATTTGTTAGACCAGACCCTTCAGGTTTAGCCAAGCCTTTAGGTGTCTTAGGTGCTTTAACAGGCAATCCTTGGATAGGCGGTGCGGCTTCTTTAGCGGCAGGTGGAGACCTTGAGGATGTACTTAAAGGAGCAGTTAAAAGTTACGCAATAGGACAAGTAACTACACCTATACTTGAAAATACCATTGCTGAATTAGGTGTTGATGCTGATTTATTCGGAATGGAGCCTGAGAAGTTTTCAGAAAGCATGATGGATGTTCAGACTACAATACTAGAAGGCGGTGATATTGAAAAGGCTTTGGTAAAAGAACTTGGTGTCCCTGCTGTTAAAAAAGTAGCAGGTGCTTTTGGAGATGCTTTACCAGATGTTGACTTTGAAACACCTCAAATTTTAAAGGACTTAGAAGACGTTGTTAAGTTAGGTGTTGACCCTATTGTAGATGTAGCTCAAAAGGGTATTGATGTTGTTCAAACAGTCACACAACCTATTTCGGATGTAACATCGGACATTGAAGATATTGCTAAGGAAGCAGGTCGTGAGTTTGATGAAGCAGTGTTACAGCCTGTTAAAGAGGGAGTACAGGCAGTTACAGAACCTGTAGTGGATGTTATTGATGACATTATAGATGCTGTTGATAGTCCTATAGGTGACGTACTACAAGCAGGTGGTGATTTAATTCAAGGTATGCTAGGGGGTGTCGTAGGGGGTCAACAACCACAAACAGTATCGAGAACTCCTGTGGAAAACATATTTGACAAAGAACTATTTAAATTTGACACAGAGATTAAGTCTACACAGGAAATGCTTAGTCCAATGATGAACTTAAGAAGGTATGGATAATGACTTACTTACAATTAGTAAACAGTGTACTGCGTAGGATGCGTGAAAACGAAGTCACTAGCTTTGAGAACTCAACTGACTCCTATGTAAAACTAATAGGTGAGTTTGTTAATGATGCCAGACGTATTGTTGAGGATGCTTGGGATTGGTCAGCACTACGTAAGACAATTACAGTGACTACTTCTAATACTGAGTTTAGCTACAGTATTACAGGTACTAATAACTCCTTTAAGATACTAGACGTTATTAACGATACGTCTAACTTCTTTATGCGCCCTGCTAGTTCCTCTTGGATGAACAACGCATACTTAATCCAAGAGCCTATATCTGGTTCTCCTGAGTACTACTCTTGGAATGGTGTTGACGCTAGTGGTAATGCTTTAGTTGATGTGTACCCTAAGCCAGACCAAGCCTACACATTACGATTTAACATTGTGGATAGAGGAGACCCGTTCACAGCGGATGCAGATAAATTAGTTGTACCTTCAGCACCAGTAATTCAATATGCAGTAGCTTTAGCTTCCCGTGAACGTGGAGAGACAGGCGGTACTTCAGCACAGGAACTATTTGCCCTAGCGGACACTACGTTAGCAGATGCAGTAGCGTTTGATGCCGCTAGATTCCCTTCTGAAACTGTATGGACACCTTGCTAATGGCACAAAGATTACAGAACATTACAGTACAAGCCCCTGGATTTGCGGGTATCAACAGTCAGGATTCGCCTGTATCTATTGACCAATCCTTTGCGGCTACCGCTAGTAACTGTATCATTGATGAATATGGACGTATAGGCGCACGTAAGGGTTATGTAGAACAATCCTCTAATGTTTCCTTTGCCGCAGACAGTCGTGGCGTAGAGGCTGTATTTGAGTCCTTAGACGCTAGTGGTGACAAACGTATATTCTCAGCGGTTGACAATAAAATATATGAAGGTCTTGACTTTTCAGCAACTGACATAACACCCGCAGGTGCTACAATCACAGCAAACAACTGGAAGATTGTTAGCTTTAATAACCATACGTATTTTTATCAAAGAGGACATGAGCCTTTAATTTATACGGATTCTAGTGGTTCTGGTGTATTAGCTAGGCACAGTCTTTTTGCAAACCAAACGACACCACCACAAGCCAATGAAGTTATAGGTGCATACGGTAGATTATGGGCGGCTGATGTATCTGGTAACACTAAGACTGTTTACTGGAGTGACACGTTACAGGGACATAAGTGGTCAGGCGGTACAGCAGGTTCTCTGGACTTGACTACAGTATTCCCTACGGGTCACGATGAGGTTGTAGCTTTAGCGGCACACAATGGATTCTTGATTATCTTTTGTAAGCGTTCAATTATTATTTACTCTGGTGCTGAAAGTCCTGCTACAATGCAACTACATGACACTGTAGAGGGCGTGGGTTGTATCGCTAGAGACTCAGTACAGCACACAGGTACTGACATTATATTCCTATCGGAAGAAGGTGTACGTAGCTTTAGTCGTACCATACAGGAAAAGTCAATGCCTATGCGTGACATCAGTAACAATGTACGTACTGAGTTAACACAGTTGGTTAGACAGCAGACTAATCCTATTAAGTCTATCTATAGTGCGGATGAAGCATTCTACTTGTTGTCTTTACAAGATAGTCAGACTGTATATTGCTTTGATATGCGTGGTGCTTTACCTGATGGTGCTAACAGAGTAACTACATGGGCAGGTGTTGACCCGCGTAGCATGGCACTACTACAGGACGGTAGTATTTACTTTGGTAGGGAAGACGGTATATTTAAATATGAAGGTTATCAGGACAACGGTAATGCTTATGAAATGATATACTACAGCAACCCGATGAACTTTGGTAACTCTACTAACCTTAAGTTTCTTAAGAAGTTTAACATTACAGTTATCGGTAACGTAGCCTCACCTACTACACTAGTATGGGGTTATGATTACGATGGTGCTTATATTAAGAAAGCCTTTAACACACAACTAAGCAACACACCTATTTCTGAGTTTAACATATCTGAGTTTAACATAGGTAAGTTTTCAACGGGTGTGGACATACAACGTCCTTCAATTAACACAAGCGGCAGTGGTACAGTAGTAACCATAGGCATTGAGTCTACTATCAATGGCGCACCTTATTCAATACAACAAATAGATGTACACGCTCTTCTAGGGAGATTAATTTAAATGACTGATTATACTATAACAACGGACTTCGGGGCAAAAGATAGTCTTCCTTCTGGAAATGCGGCTAAGGTAATTAAAGGCTCTGAGTTTACAACTGAATTTACAAATATTAAAACAGCAGTAAACAGTAAGGCTGACTCAGCGGGTGATACCTTTACAGGTGCAGTTACCTTTGATGCCGCTGTTACTCTTAATGCTGACGTAACCTTTGACACTAACACAATGTTTGTTGATGTGTCTGAGAATAAAGTAGGTATTGGCAATGTTGCACCTGCGACTGCGTTAGACGTTACTGGTGTTATTACCACTGATGGTTTAACGTCATCAGCAGGTATAGACATTACTGGCACAGTGACTGCTAGTGGTTTGACTGTAGACACAAACACGCTTCATGTTGATTCTAGTAACAATAGAGTAGGTATAGGTACTACTAATCCTGCTACTTCTTTGCACGTTTTAAACGCAAGTGATACACAGATTAGATTAAGTCAAACAGGAGAAGGTTCTTACGACCTCGGTGTTATAGATGGAGATAAGTTTGCAATAAACCGTGACGGCTTAACAAATGAATTTGTGATGTCAGCAGGCAAAGTAGGCATAGGTACTGATGACCCACAAGATGCTTTACATATTAACTCTGACACAACAGACGCAAGAATTTTACTAGACGGTCATACTAACTTTGATGCTGAGTTAAAGTTTGCTGAAAATGGGTCTATTAAGTACACAGTAGGGCATGATGCGGCTACAGATTCTTTCAGAATTGGCACTACTAATGTTGATACTAATCCGAGGTTAGTCATTGACTCATCAGGCAACCTATTGGTGGGTACAACAGCAGTTAATCCTGGTCTTGGGAATACAAATGAAGGACATTCGTTAAATGCTTCGGGAACTGCTGTACATAGTGCCGATGGTAATAATGCTTTACGAGTTAACAGAAATTCAAGTGACGGTACAGTTGTAACCATATCTAAAGACGGCTCAACTGTAGGGACTATTGGTAATGACACTAATAATTTAGTAATAGATGTTCCTAATAATGGAAATGCTTTAATATTTGAAGGTTCAAATACTAGCGGTACAACTACTAGACTTGCTATAACTAATGCTGGTGGTTCAGAAGCATTTAGACCTTTTAATTCAGATAGTGATGATTTATTTGACTTAGGCTCTAGTACAAGAAGGTTCAAAGACATCTACGCTACTAACGGTACAATCCAAACGTCTGACCGTAATGAAAAACAAGGCATTAGAGAGTTACTAGATGCAGAACAAAGAGTAGCTACAGCCTGTAAAGGATTGTTGCGGGCATTTAAATGGAATAGTGCTGTAGAAGCAAAAGGTGACGAAGCTAGAATACACTTCGGTATTATAGCGCAGGACTTACAGGATGCATTCACTGCTGAAGGTTTAGACGCAGGAGATTATGCAATGTTTATTAATTCAACTGAGACAGATGAAGAAACTGGTGAAGAGCGTAGTCGTATGGGTGTACGTTATTCTGAACTACTAGCATTCATCATTTCAGCAATTTAACTAGGAGTAAACAATGAACTTTACAATCTCAACTTTAGAAAGTAACACAGACGGTGGCGTAACGGTAGCACACTGGCGAGTGAGCAAAACATCAGGTGACAACACAGCTACTTCCTATGGTACTGTTGGTTTTACTCCTGACTCATCTGCTGATGGTTATGTAGCCTACAACAGCTTAACGGAAGATACAGTGATTGGTTGGGTTCAAAGTGCTTTGGATACAGAGGCACTTGAAGCTAGTCTTGATGCAGACCTAGCGGAACAAGCATCACCATCAGTTACTGTAGGAACCCCTTGGTAAAACTGGAGAATAAATAATGAGTTTCTTTGAAAACCTATTAGGAGCCGCGGCAGGTTACTACAA